TGCGTTTTGTTTACTTTGGGTAACATTGTGCTCTGAATATATTTGGAGATAGTCGCTCGTCAATCTCTGAATGATTTTGCCCCCAATGATTACATCGGCGTGTTCAACGATCGCGTGACCAACAGATTCTATGTAAGCGACCCCCGATGTACCAATTTCTGGAAGTTTAATTTTCAAACTCAAAGTTTTCAATAGGTCACCTTGATTTTGGAGAACCTTAAACCTGACAGTCTTTCCGAAATCAATCTGGTTTACGGGATCCAGGTCGACATATTCCCGTGAAAAATTTGAATGCTTCTTGAAACTTTCCAAAAAATGACTGTAGTCTGGATTGTCTGTGAAGAACTGCTCTTGGGGTCCAGAAGCCAAAAGTTGGACACGACCAGCCATTACTATTATATCCACCTAAAATTTTAATCCAGCTAAACCACTCTCAAATCTCAGAACATTGTAGTTAATTGCGTATATCCGGGTCTTGTTGGCTTCCGCGTAGTTATTGGGAATAATCTCCACAGTCAACATCTTGTGGGTAATACGACTCATGTTTACCTGCCCTGTCGGATAATATACCTCGGGTTTAAGAGAAAATGAATACATACCAAATGTGGCGATGTTCGCAGACGATGGACTATTTATATGATGTTTCAGAGATTGTTCGTATACTAGAAACTTTGTATCCCTGTTGAAAACAACTTCATTGTTGAAACGAAGTTCTACATTTTTAATGCTATTGTACCAATTTGGGTCGTTATCTTCAACAGCTTCTTCCGATTGAGAAACGAAGAAAAGTTCCTTAACAGGGTGTTGGAAATTCAACATCACAGACCTCTTGGTTTCGCCAACTTTCATTTTGAACTGCGCCAGTTGAACCTGTGTGATCACATAATCGATGGGGTAGGACATCAGATACTGCCTCTCTTCTTCAGATAAATATACAAAATCTGCATCTATAGACATTGTACGAATTGAACCCTGTACTCCATCTGGGATATCGTAAGGTGCGCCCACGGGGAGGCCGCTGTTAAATATCACTTCTTTCAGAGGTCGTAATTTAAGTTTAACTTCCACAATGTGTTTAGTTAGGGCACAGGTTGGTATGGCCAGAGTTGAATTTCTGTAAAAGTAAAATGGAAGATTGAGAAAATAGGTATAATCACCCTGGTAACTCAGTATGTTACCGTGCCCATTCAAAAAATAGAGGGTCTGATCGATATCATCATTCGTATTATGAAGTTGCTGGTACAAATAAATATATTCACCCGTGATTTTCTCTATAACTTGACCACCAATCAAAAGTTCTGCATACTCAATCATATGTGTGATTATAGAGGGTGACCAAATGGTGTCATTTCCCGTTTCATCGGGGGTTGGGTCATTTAAAGTCACCTTCAGGGTCATATTCTTTATAAGATCCCCCTTATCTATGGGAATCCTACACTCTATAACGTTTCCAAAATCCACAGTGCCATCAAACTGATTTTCTAAAACATCTACAGAAAACTTAGTGTGCCTTTTAAAATTCATCAGGAAGTATGAAAATTGTGGTTCGTCTGATAGCCATTGATCCTGGATACCTGTTGCGGCGAGTCTCAGACGACCAGCCATTCCTACTCTATATGAGTAAAATTTTGGTAAATAAAACGAGACACTAAATTAGAATGAACCTTCAGTTGAGGAAATTCAAACCCGAAAGTATAACAGATGACAGGGTTTGTGTGTTCATAGGCAAACGTAATACTGGTAAGTCCACATTGGTAAAAGATATTATGTTCCATAAAAAGCATCTTCCGGCGGGAATTGTCCTCTCTGGAACTGAAGAGGGTAATCACTTTTATTCTGAATTCATTCCAGATCTCTTCATATACGGTGATTATGACAGAGACGCGATAGAGAGAGTCATGGCGAGGCAGAGAAAATTGGTGGGCGCAGGAAAAATAAACTGCGGATCCTTCATGCTCCTAGATGATTGTATGTACGACTCAAAGTTTTTGAAGGATACCTGTATTCGACAGTGCTTCATGAATGGAAGGCATTGGAAGATTTTTTTCATGTTGACGATGCAGTACGTGATGGACCTCCCACCAGCACTTCGCGCCAATGTCGATTACGTCTTTATACTCAGGGAAAACATTATTCAAAATAGAGAAAAGTTGTACAAGTCTTTCTTTGGTATCTTCCCCTCCTTCGACATGTTCTGTAAGGTGATGGACGCGTGTACCGAAAACTACGAATGCCTCGTGTTAGATAATACCGTGAAATCTAACAAGATACAGGATTGTGTATTCTGGTACAAGGCGACTCTCAGAAAGAATTTTAAGGTTGGGGGACCAGAGCTCTGGAGACTCCACAAGAAGATGTACAATCCCAAACACCTCGAGCAGAAGGAGGAAGATGCCAAGAAGGCAACCAAGAAGACAGCCCTAACGATCACCAAGAGAAAATAGTTGCGTTTTCATTTTTATCAAAAAACATAGAGTATAGTTAAATGGCTTCACCCCAAGTGAGTACGTTGAATTTGTCTGATAATGGTGACGGTATGGTACCTCTGAATACCAACCCAACCACATCTTTTGTGAATAATGAAGCTGAAAAAAATATACGCCCAAATAAAGAGACGATGGATTCTACCCCCATTAATGATATCATGATGGAACCCCCAATGATGACCGACGAACCCCGAATGCAGGGTATGATGCCCCAGATGACAGCCCCCCAACCACAGGGATCTTACGCTCCCCAGCAGGCGGAGAAACCAGAGAGCAAGAATCCCCTCAACCTCACAGATGACCAAATGACAGCACTCTTTGTCGCGGTATGCACAGCCGTCGCCATCAGCAAGCCAGTTCAAGATAAGCTAGTGACCTCTATCCCCAAGTTCCTTAACGAACAGGGGGGTAGAAGTATGGTTGGTCTTGCTTCGACCGGTCTTGTTTCAGGCATCATATTCTTCTTCGTGAAGGATTACATTATCAAGCCCTAATTTTCCCAACCTTTATTACTATAGATTGAGGAATCGATACCCGTTAAATAGGTAATTAACACTCCACCCGCAAAAGTCGCCAAGAGCAAGAAACTCAAAACAAGGTTCTTTTTCCTGTCATTTTTCGGGTTTTTTACAGCTTCGCGGGAAGTACGCCACACCGTGTTAACCAAATACATGAGTATCATAGATACGACGGTCGACGCCCAAAAGAAGAGACGATCCACCGCGAGCTGGGGGATGTCCGAGACGATGAGGCGGAGAACATTTGGTATAATTACAGTCAACCACAGAAGATTGAAACCGTAGTGCTGGACAAATTTGGGTACAAAAAGGACTGCAAATACTGCTAACCAAATTCCTACACTCTGTAGTACCACACTAATTGGTGTTTTCATTTAATGTAGGGTAAGATTATTTATCCTGAACGTGCTGACCACAGAATTTGGTCTTCTGTGGTATTTTTTCGTAAATGTTTAGATTTTGAGCTATGTTTCTAAGTTCTACATAATTTTCCCAAAATTCGGGTGAGTGAGAATATTCCTTCACTGTAGAATGTGCCAACTCGTGGATGAGAACATGGAATATTTCGTTCACACCCCCATTCAAACATATGGTTATTTCTCCACCTTTGTTTGTGTTGTAGCCCACGGTATTCTTCATTTGTGTAAATCCAGTTATTGGAACGTGGCGATGTAGTACGCGGAATTTAGGATCATCGGTTTCTTTGAGATGTTCCCTGAGAATACGATACCTTTCCTTCACATCTGTAAACTCATAGGGTTCGCGCGTGTTGTGTAATATGTAAGCACATATGATGAATAATATAACTACCGCTATCATCTCTTATAAACAAAGATAAATTTACTATAGAACTCTGAGATTGGGTTTCCTGTGAGACCCTCCCAAAGTTCTAGTCTAAATCCCATTTCCTCTAAACTCGTCACAAGGCGGTCCTTGTAGCATATAGGCTCTGGCTTTGGTCCATCCGCATAGTACGGGGTGTCCACCAGGTGTACAAACATCTTCTCACCATATTCTCCATACCCACCACCACGTGTCAGAAAGTAGTTTCCATCCCCATCTCTGTAGGGTGTCCTAAACACAATCTTCTCAGAGTCCGGAATGATACCTATCAACTTTCCACCCGGTTTTATTCGCTTCTTAATTTCCCGTAGGGAACTGAAGAAGAGCTCCCTGGTCTTGTAGATGTAGTGCAAAGAAAAGTTAAAACACACCACATCAAACTTTCTATTCGGGCACTGGTGTATGTCACCCTCGTAGAAGTTCACCCGCAGGTGCATATTCTTCGCCCTAGACCTAGCCTCCACTAGAGCAGATGGCTCCGGGTCACACATGTTTATATTGACCCCACACTTGTGCCATTTTTGAAGATCGCCACCGAAACCACACCCAACATCCAGAATACACTGCCCCTTCTGAGCGACAGACTGTATCAGGGACCTCTTGGCGTCATTGTGGTTCCGACGAATCTCTTCCATAGGTGTTTTTTTCATCACTCTTTTAAATAACTTAGGAACTTAAAGTTTACAGACCCAAAAAATGTATAATGTCCCTAGAAGCCGATTACACAACCGTCCCCGGTCAGGTTTTTGCGTGTATCTCAATCGTTGGTCCCGAGTGTCCCCAAAAGACTGACAAGTTTGGCATCAAGCTTCGAGGTGCCTTTGCAACCCGTGATGAGGCGGCGAACCACGCCAAGCGTCTTCAGAAGGAGGATGCCACCTTTGACATCTACGTTGTGGATATGTACAAGTGGCTCCTCATCCCACCAGATTCCTCCAAGATTGAGGACGTACACTACACGAACGATAAACTCGAAGAGATTATGACTGGCTACAAAGAGAATCAATCCCAAGCTGCGAGGATGTTCCAAGAGCGTAAGCAGGCTATGATGGATACCAAGACTGGACACACCCCCGGTGATGATAACTCTAAGTTTTACACCAAACCAGATGAGGCACCCATTAGCCACCCGGCTGAGGTTCTCGAACGCCTCAAGAAGGAGAAGCCCGATGCCCAGATGGATGAGCTCGTCAAAGAAGCCGACGCCATCGTCGCAGCTGAGATTGAGGAGCGCCGTAAACAACGGGAAAAGGACGCCGCCTCTACTGACGCTCAGTTAGATTCCGTAAAAGAAGATGACGAGTCAGAAGTATCGTCCGCGTAAAAAAATATCATAATACAGTAAACAATGTTACAGATTGTGATAACCATAGTTTTGGTTGGAACTTTCTTTATTTTGTTTTTTAAACCATGCTACACTTTAAAAAACAAAATGGTCGAAGAAAAAAAGGTGGAAACTAAAGGATCGAAGTTAATGGAAAACTTACAGGAGACTGCGACACAAATAAAAAAGCAGGTAAAAGGTGGTATCAGGGAATTGAAAAAGAATTCATTGATTGCGGTGGGACCTTTCGTATCACCATCATATGGGGACATAGGAGACTTTGAGCCATACTAGGTGTATCTGAGAATGACCGGTTGCATAGTTTTACCCATAAAGAAACCAAGTAAAAATACAGCAAACGCGATGATCCACGTACTCTTATCTATACTTCCCAGAATATCAGTCTTCTCTGGTAAAATCTGCTGATTGGGGGGTGGTTGCACATAATTCATTTCCGAAGGTTGAAAATAGTATTCTCTCGTATCATCTTCATCCTTTTCGTTCTCATTAGGTAGAGGTTCTACCGTGGGGTTATAATCAATTGGATTTCCTATATCCGTTTCCATTATTATTAATACTGCTTGTTTTTTTTAAGCACATTCTCACTCGCTTTCACTATCACTATCTACGACAAAATCTTTCAGATTTCCATTATCGTCAGCATCACTGTCATCGTCACCTGAGGTATAGTCCTCTTCATCCTCTGTATCAATGTCGGAACCGAAATCTGAATCGTGGTCTTCCTCACCCCAATCATCGATGACATCGTTCTCAGTGGGTTTAAACGTTTCAGGTTTCTTAATCTTTCTTCCCGATCGTGTTGTAGGTGCGGCCATTTTTATTAATTTCGCTACAACTGTTTAAGTAGCTTTTGAGAATAATTCACTAATTATACCAGAATGTAGTTCATGCTTTCGATTAGTCTTGACATCTTTGCATATAGAACAGTATTGGCTCACCTCTTTCCTCTTTCTAACCTGGTAGACCATGGTGGTGGAGTCGTCATGAGATCCCTTGATATTTTCACAATACATAGAGTTCGTCGCGATGTTAAATCCACCCTTGCACTTGTGGATCTTCAAAACCTTCGTATCACGTTGACCAGGTTTATTCATCTGTATAAACTTTTCTATGGATTTATTTACACCACTCATATCGACCTTGGGCTTTTCGTTAAACTTTTTAATTTCTGGACACTTCTTAATATCGGATTGCTGTGGGTATAGTTTTTCAATGATAATGGAGGAAAGTTCGTGGCGACGACCACAAAAGTCTTTACAGAAACCATCCCTCCTTTCTCGAATAGTTTCACACCTACAAAAACATTTCTGAAGTATTTGTTTACCACTGATTATGAACCAGACATGATTTGAACCATGTTCTCGACGGAGATTTTCACAGTACTTGGAATTTGTCGACACCAAATATACATTGTTGTGTTTGAACATCTTTGTAATGGTGGCACCCCCCTGCCCCTCCAAATTTTTATTCACAAATTTTTCAATCAGGTATTTTAACTCCTCGTTGTGGACCTCATCTTTGGTCTGATCATTGCTAAAAGATCCTTCCTTGAGGATGTTGGAAGGTGATGAAACTATATGGGTCTGTGCAACGTCTGTGCGGACAATGGACATATTGAGAAGTTCCAGATTGGGGGTGGGGTCAACCTGAATAAGTGTACTCAACGGACCACTGACATACCTGAAGACTGGGAGATATGCGAGTTGTTCCACCCCCTTGGCCATCTTGTGAGACCATATCATGCGAAATCCACTCCCCTTGGTTCCACGCTGAATATCCCCGTACACGGCGGCATCTATGATTTCATTCCAATCCAACGATCCCTTACCCTTCGAAAGAGCTACGAGAATGTGCTCTCTCAGAGCCACAGCGGACGCCTGATCCACCACGAAACCCGGCCAATTTAGATGAACCCCAGTTTTTATGAGCGAATTTCCACACGCCTTTGGTTTAGAAACAGATATCAGAGAATCCTTCCCACCATGCCTCTTGACCTTGTCACAAATAATCTTACAAATATTCTTAATCTCGTCGATACTCAAAGCGACCGTGTCCTTGTAATCGATGTCGACAAAGAAGTTATAGGTTGGACTCTTTTGCTCAACGATAAACAACTTCTCACCCGAACTCACCGCCTCCACATACTTTTCATGAAACTCATTCAATCTACCAAATGGTACTGAGAGGACACCACCGTCCATGCGTACATGTGATATATTGGATGCGTTAGTAAATCCTTGTGAAATGCACCACTTGTTAAACATACCTTTGTAGAGATCCTATTCTCTAAACCACCTCATACAGGATACATCCTGAAATTCCTGAGTTTCAGAAAGTTCCTTCTTTATAGTTAAAAGTTCGTAGACTGTCCTGTCTTCATTCTCCTTTAACCATTCCTCAATTTCCTGGTCACATAGACCCCTATTTTTTTCCAGTAATTCTTTAATCTGCATCACAATATAAGCCTTGGACTTCATTATTTTATAGAAAATGTTTTTCTATTCAAAGAAGTTATACAGGCATAGAATTGTGGATTCTTCAAAACGTTATCAACTATGAGCTTCCAACGCTTACGTGTGTTAAATTCCTCTAGGGTGTCATAACTCATGTAATCGTTTTCATCGTGAGTCTTCTTAATGGGCTGATTCATCAATTTCTTGAGGCTTGTCTTCTGCTTCTCTTCGTAAAATTTCTTGACCTGTGCATTTTGTTCAGCTCTGGTGTAGTTAACAAAAAATATGTAAACGTTGTACTCTAAATCTACCGTGGGACTTTCCTTGACTGTAAATTTAAACTCCGTGTACTCCCCATTCTTTAGGGCCACAACCCCCCTCGTTTCTTCCTCCAACTCCCTAAGTGCACACCGGAGAGGATTTAGAATCTCCCTCCGTCTGCACCCACCCGTGACGAAAATCCAATCCTTGAATCGCCAATCCCTCACCGTGAGGAACCTTGGCTTATCGTCCACGAAGCTAACCGGTATTGCAATAGCTTTGTACTTTTTCATTGCGCATTCGCAAGTTATAATAGGGGCACAAGTTTATTCCTCGGATTTTACATCCTCTCTCTCGACTTCTTCAATCTGTGGCGGTTTTGATTCAATTTCCTTGGTGATCTGTAGAGAATACTGCTTCACACTATTCACCTCATCCCTAGTCTTCTTCAGTTCGTTGAAGAGGAAGATAATACCGGCGGCACATATAATCACACCGACGATCAACATCGTCTCACGGTTAATTGGAATCATTTATACTTGTAAAGAGCATCTCCCTTTTAAGTAATTACACCCATCGAGGGTCTCCCTGAAGCTGGACACTCGTAGGGACTCTGTGCAAATTGGACGGCTTCGTAATGCGTAGGCTGACACGACTTCTCCGTAGAGGGTGTCGTCTGTCCAACAAACTTTTCGAGTCTCCTGGACTTGGGATCGTACGTCAATACAAAAACGATGGCGAGGAGGAAGATGACTTCCAAATACATAGTTATTATTTAGTTAGAATATAAAAGACCGCCCATACCGTTCTCAATGCGGAGGACGTTGTAGTTCACCGCGTAGACGTCCTTGTCACAGTTGGAGGTATCGTTGACGATACGCGCCGAGTCAAGGCGGGAGAAGTTGAGGGAGCCGGTGGGCTGGAGCTTCGAGGCATCCAAGCAGAAGGGGTAGAAGAAGAGCTTCTTGGCGGTGGACGAATCACCGTTGGAGCTGTGGTAGTAGAGGGGCACAGTGGTGAAGTTGGGGTCCGCAAACTTGAAGTCCGCGACGTCGGTGCCGTTGATTTGGAGCTTGAGCTTGTTCGCATCCGCCAAGATCGCGAGGTCGGACGCATCCGCCGCGGCAAGGTACTTCACCGGGTGATTGAAGTTCATCTCTTGGATCTTGGTGCCCGAGGAGATCGCCTTCTGGACCTGGGTCATGATCATGTTTTGGGGCTGCGCAGCGAAGACCTCCCGCTCTTGGGTATCGAGGTACGCGTAGTTTGTGTAAATGTCCCACTTGTCCGTAGCCGCCGCCGTACCCCAGGTAATGCGGAGCTCAACGTCGTGGTACTGGAGGGAAATGAGGGGGAGGGCCGACTGCCAGTTCTCACAGAAGGCGAAGCGGAGGGGGTAGAAACGGGAGGTTCCCGCGCCACCAAAGAGGTTGCCCGCGATGGACTTGGAGGAGGAGGTCGCCGAAAGGGCTGGCGCGATGAGGGTCGAGTAGGTCGAGTCCTGCTCGTCCACAACCTGGCCACCGATGAGCAATTCAACCCTGGCAATCTTGGTGCGCCACTGGGCGGCGGTGTAGGCCTGGGTCGCAGAGCCATCGTTGGCGACGAGGTAGACGTAGCCCATGAGGTCCCCCTTCCGCTCGAAGCGGACGGTGGACATACCATTGTTCGAGACGTTGCCCTGAATGACCTGACGCTCGACAGTTTGGGAGAAGTTGGTGTGACGCTTGTAGGTCGATCGGAAAAAACTGACCTCTGGTTGTCCAACGA